TTGAAATAATAAAACACTTTAATCCTAAATATTATTATATAGAAAACCCACGTGGTAAATTAAGAAAGTTGGAAGTGATGAAAGGCATTCCCAGAACATCAGTTTGGTATTGCAAATATAATGACACAAGAGCAAAACCAACAGACATTTGGTCAAACAACATCAGAAGTTTATTCAATCCAGATGGTTGGAATCCAAGACCACAATGTTTTAATGATAATGCAAAATGTCATCATGAATCTGCACCACGTGGAAGCAAAGGGGGAACACAAGGTTTAAAAGACAATTATGAAAGAAGTAAAATCCCCAAAGAATTAATTATTGAAATATTAACATCATCAACATGAATATAAAACTTGGAAACATTGTGTATTATTTTACAAAATTTACAGGCATTAGATGGATTTGGAAAAAAATATATCCTAATTGCAATTGTGACAAAAGAAGGGAAGAATGGAATCAAATAAAATTTAATAGAAATGGAAGAACTTGACAAAATAGATTGGGAAAAGTTTCGTGCAGGAACATCCAACAAATTAAAACATGAAGAAGTGGTTCTAATTGCTGAATTACATGCAAAATATTTTAAACATAAATACAAAGTTCCTTGCAGTTGTTCACCCAAAAGAATTCAAGAATGGATTAGACAATTAAATGACATATATGATGAAGGAATTAAAAACAACACATAAATTTGAAAAGGCAGTTGTAATGTTCTTAAATGCATTTGATGAATGGAAACTTGAACACACAGGGGTTCACAATGAATTATATGATGCAGAAGGATTGACGCCCAAAGGAAGAAAATGTGTGATTGAAATGAAATTTAGAAAAAAATATTATGACACTAAAATGATTGAAGTGGCAAAGTTTGATGAATTAATGGCATTAGACAAAGACATTGTAAAGATATTTTTTGTAAGTGATCCAAAAGGAACATATATGTTTTGGTTAGATGGAATAAAAGATTTTAAAAAAATAAAAAAGTATTGTCCCAACACAACATATTGGAATGCCAGAAAAAAAAGAAAAGAAGTTTATCTTCTTCCAGAATCTGTTGCAAGTTATATTTATTTAAAAAGTGATTAATTAACATTTGTTAATATAATTTAATTTATATATATTTATCATTCAAAAAATAATTATTAATTAAAACAATTTATTATGCCAAGTCCAAACAAAGTCACAAAAAAAGAATGTATTGAAGCAATTGAATATTTTCATGTTGCAGGATACATTGAAAATTTATCTGGTGATGCAGAATTTTATTTGAAACCATTATTAAAAAAAGTTGCAAATAATTATAATTTATATTTAAAAGGTTTATAAAATGCCACGTTACAGATTTCAAATACAATTGGATGTTTATGCAGAAAATGACAATGATGCATTTAAACAAATAAAAGAAAACATTAGTGCATTAAACAACACTTATAATGAACATATATTTTGGGGTGCAGAATGTCCATTTGCATCATACAACCAAAGGGAATTGGACACAGAACATCTTGACAATGTTCATAGGTTAAAAAATGACATGTGTGATGTTGATGGTTCACAAAATGATTTTGATTTTTTTTAGCATATGTTTAAAGGGAAAATTCAAAACATGAAGGATTTGGAATTTTATTCTGCATTCACAATGGCATCATCAATTGTCAATAAATGGATAAAAGCAAAACCAGACAATCAAGAATTAAAAAATTTGTCACAATCACTTGTTGACATTTTTTTTTGGTCAAACAATATGGAACAAGAACTGCGACTTCATCAACAAGCATTAAATGAATATAGAAATGAAAAAAATAATGCAATATTAAGGTCAAGAAAAGCAGAAAAAAAACTTGAAGCAATGAAAAAGGAAATGGATAAATTGAAAAAATTGACAAATTTATGAAGAAGACCACAGGAATGTTTTATTATCCACCACTGATAAATGAACAAGCACTTTATGTTGGGGGATTAAGGGACACAAACAATCAATATCTTTCACAAGTATGTCCAGAAATGGCAAGACCAAACATGCAGGTTGACCAATTAGGATGCAAGTGTGAAATGATTGCACAATATTTTTTTTGGTCACACAAATATAAATATGATGCAGGGCAAATGTTGGGTGGAAGACCTGTCCAAGATTATGACATTAAAGTGAATGAAATGAAGATTGATGTGAAAGGGTTGTGGTCACATGGATTTCAAGCAAGGGTGAATTATAAAGCACACAACAAAGACAAAAATGTTTCACACTATATGTTTATAAGACCAGAATCAGATGGTTTGTTTAATGACATGGCGCAATGGTGGTTGTTTTCACATGAAGATGTTCACCAATGGGAAGTGAAAAAATTAAAATTTACAAAGGCATATATAAAACAATTAACATGAAGAAAAAAAGAACATTTAAAGCACCAAACAAACCTGTGAAATTTATAAAATGTGATGAATTTTCACAAACTTATAATTGGCAAAAAACAAACAAAGGATTAAAAACAAGAAGAACAAAATGAAAGATATTACACTATTAAACAAACAGACATATTTAAAAAAGACATTATTGGGAAGAATGGCAAATGATTCCTTTTATTATGGTGAATTAAATAAAATTGCATTATCATCAAGCAGTTTAAAATTATTATTGGAATCACCTAAAAAATATTATTATGTTACAAAGTATGGAAACAATGAAGAAACTCAACCATTAAGGGATGGATTCCTTCTGCACACTTTGGTTCTTGAACCCCAAAAATTTGATGAATTGCATTTTGTTGATGTGGCATCCAAGAACACAAAAAAATATAAAGAAGCAAAAGAAGAATTTGGAAAAGTGTACACATCCAAAGAAAAAAAAGATGCTGAAAGATTAGCAGATGCACTTTTGAGAAATGAAAAAGCATTGCAATTAATTGGTGATGCACAACATGAAGTTCCTGCAATTGGTATGGTTCAAGGTTTTCCATTTAGGGGGAAGGCCGATATATTGGGAAAAAACAGAATTTGTGATTTGAAAACTTGTAGTGACATCAAAAATTTTAAATGGTCTGCAAAAAAATATGGATATGACATTCAAACATATCTTTATTGTGAACTGTTTGATGTGCATTGGTTGGACATGTCATTTCTGGTTTTGGACAAAGGATCACTTGATGTCGGAGTGTTTGAAATATCAGAAGAATTTTTTGAAGCAGGTAAACAAAAGGTGACACAAGCAATCAATATTTATAAAGAATATTTTGAAAACAAAGACATAATGAATGATGATTTTTCAGATGTCCTTGATAATTATTACATTACAGAAAAATTGAAATAAATGAATTTAAAAGATAATTTTTTGTTAAGGGTTCAAGAAATAACAAACACTAATCCATTAAGCAAAAAAAGAAACAGACACATTGTTGAAGTTAGGGGATTGTTGATTTATCTTCTGCATTCCATTTTGGGAATGGGTTGTTCTGCAATTAGGGATTATTTGTTTACCAAAGGATTTAAAACACATCATGCCACAATTCTTCATGCAATAAAAAATTGGGAAATATATTCAAAATATAATCCACAATTAATGTCTTGGTGCAATGAAATTTTAATTACATCTGATTTTGCCACTGATGAAATTAAACAGGAATATATAAAAGATAAATTGCAATATCTTCCAGAAACAGATTTGCAAAATATTTATATAAAAACACAAGAACATTATGACACACATATTCAAAAAATGTGTTTAGAACAAGAAACAAAGTTTATTGAAAACCAATCAACAGATAATTCATAAAAAAATTTTCGTTATATCAATATGGAAACCTTCATTGTAAATATAGAATCAATAAAAGTCAACCCAAACAATCCAAGATTAATCAAGGATGCAAAGTTTAAAAAACTAATTAAAAGCATCCAAGAATTTCCAGAAATGATGCAATTAAGAAGTATTATTGTTGATGATGACAATGTGATTTTAGGTGGAAATATGCGATATCGTGCATGTGTGGAAGCAGGACACAAACACATTCCAATTCAACAATACACAAAAGAATTTCATTTGACCACTGATGCATTTATTAACTACAACAAATCATATTTGGAAGTGTGTGATGAAATAATCATAAAAGACAATTCATCATTTGGTGAATGGGATTGGGATATTCTTGCAAACAATTTTGAAGTTAAACAATTAGAAGAATGGTGTGTTCCTGTTCCAACAATAAAAAACACAGAATTATTGTCTGGATTAAAATATGAACCAATTTATTATGAACCAGATTCCATTCCAAATTTAGAATTAGGGGATTGT